TGGAATTCACGTTTTTCTAGTTCTTCTAAAAGAATCGTAAATTCTTTAGCTTCTGCTTTAGATAAATGGGAAACATCAATTTCCCGTAAAGCCGCTAACTTATCTGCGTTAGATGTCATTTAGGGTTTAAATAAGCTTCCTAGACCTGCTTCTCGCATTGCTTGTTGTATTTGTTCGGTAGTTAGTTTATTAGGCATTAAATCAGGCAGTTTACCGCCTCCTGCTTTTCTTATTCTTTCGATCTCTTTTAATGCTGCTGCTTTCATTGCATCAGCTTGTTTTAGTTGCCCTGTTGGGTTTCGCATACCAACGGTATCTCTTATTAAATCTTCAGATTTTCGTATTTGATCTAAAGCTTTTTGATACATAGTAGCTAACGTAGGAGCGGGGTTAGTTGTTTGATATGCTTCGTTAATCATGTTTTGTCGTTTTAACGCTTCACCTGTGGGTCTTGGTGCTCCTGATCGTGTAAGACCTGTTTTTCTTATCTCGTTTGCAGGTAACATAAATCTTTGCATCCCAACGTTGATTGCACTTCTAGCGGGTATTTTACCAGGACCCATCGCCATCATCAAAAAATCGTCTTGAGCTTTTTGATTAGCTATCATTTGGTTTAAAGGATCTAAGGTGGGTTTAGTATCTGACGCATTTTCTAACATAGAATAATAAACGTCAGGCATTTCTTCGTCTGATAAAAGCAATTCGGTTATACGATCAAGATCTGCCATCATCGAAGTATAAGCTAACTAACGACAAAATGTAAAATGTTGTGTTTTACGAATAAGTAAAGTAGTTAGGGTGAGGGGTGGGATCCTTGGTTCGCGGTAACTTTTTTCTTAGCCCGTCGCTGCCTAGCCCTGAAATTTAGACTATCTTTCGTATTCCGTATTTCGTCTTCCATGTCTTGCCAGAAAGCATCCCTGAACAACTGTTCGTGGTCCGCGGATAGTTTGGTATGAATAATTAGATCTTTATCTCTAGGAATCCAATCTTCCCAAAACTGTTTACGTTGATCTGACCATTGCCATTTGATCTCGCCTAGTTCAGGTCTAGCGTGTATGTAATACCCGAAGATTAGCGGTTCTTTGAACTTTGGTACTGTTTTTGGCATCTTTCTTCCCGAATATTTTTTCCCAGTTATCTTGGTATTGATTACCTTTTTCTGGTCTACGTTTACTCCCCTTGCTCATCGTATTCCCTATAATACTCTACAATTGATAAAATGTTCTTTGTGTAGCGTGTGATCTCTGCCATATTCATCGAAAGGTTTTCGTATTGTTGTGTGGTCAACGCATAGTATGCAACCGCAGGAGCTTTACCGTCTTTAACGAGTTGTAGGTATTCTTCCATGATCTCTGGAGTTAACACTTCAAATGTTACCTCGGTCGCTTGGATTTCCATAGGTAATGGTGGGTGGTACATCGGTGCTTGTAATGCGATCGTATTAACATCTATCGGCTTAGCTGTAGGTAATAACGAACAACCACTGACCGCGAACAACGCAATAATACTAAATTTTTTCAATCGGTCCTTCTTCATCCATCAGGTTCCTCATTGGTTACAGTTGTTAATGTTACAAGATTATCTATTACTCGTTTAGTACCACGGTTAACCATCTTCTCAACAAGTTTAGGTTTGTTTAGTGCAAGGTTATCCAGATCGTGCTTAGCAAATGTGTTTCTTAATTTATTTACTTCACGAAGTGCGTTTTGTTTTTCGGCTTCTAACGTACCAAGACTCGCGGACAGCTGTTCTTGTTTTGCTAGGTATTGTTTGATAGATTCGTTTTGCTCGGATATTTTTGTTTCCAGGATTATCTGATTACCTTTGAGCGTGGATATTTGGTCTAATAAGAACCACGAACCCGCCAAAGATGCCGCCAATAGACCTCCAAGAACCAAGCTAAGTTTAAAACCCATCCCAAAAGTATAATCGTAAAAAATTTTTTCGCAAAATTTTTATCACAGGGACTTATTTGTAAAGTAGTTGCAATCGAGAGGCTGAACCCAAGGAGCGGCGGAGGGTGAGGACGTAGAAGCGGTCTAGGGGGGTATAGGGTACGTTCTAAGAGTAGTTATATATGGTGTAAGGGTAGAGGTAGTGTTGGTAATGTAAGGGCGTAGGCTTATATCGTAGGCATAAAAAAGGGCTACGAATGTAGCCCTTAGGTAAGGTAGCTAGAGGTTAGCTAACTAAGGCGTTAATACCGTTAGATTTATTCCAAGCATCAGTACCTTTCATTTTAGATATGTAGGTACGTAGTATTTTGCTAGGAGTTTGCTCATACGCATCACCACTAGCATTAACCCATGCAATACTATCATCAGCACTCACGCTAAAGTCATCTATTTGTTTGACTGTAGCAGTACCACCTAATAGTTTGATATAAGCCAAGACTAGTTGTACTTGTCTTGGGGCTATACCTCTATCATCCATGGCGTTATCAGTTAATGATAAGACCATTGATTGAGCAACACCACCACCACTTTTACCAATAGGGGCAATGTCAGCTATATCGGCTTTTCTTTTATCTACATTAGCAGTAGCCGTTTTGACTGCTAATCTATCTTTTGCTTTGTTATCCATGTTGGATACCTCTTAGGCTATTAGTTAGTTAAGTATTGATAAGGTAGCCTAGTTGCCTAATCAATAACTTATTATAATACTAAACTACTTTACTTGTATAGTTATTTATAAGGTTATTTAATTATTTATTTATTAGCGATTTTTACGATTTTAGCGATTTTATTTTTTATTTACCCGATTCGCACGAATGTTTTTTCTTTCTGGGCGATTCGCTCGAATGTATTTATTATATATAGAGTAGAGCAGGAAGGGTTGAGTAGAGCGACGGATAGAGTGATAGAGTAGATTGAGTGATAGAGTAGAGCGTAGAGTAGACCGAGCACAAAAAAGGGGACCGAAGTCCCCTCGTTCGCTGTCCGTGGTTAGCTGACAGTAATCAGCTTTTCCTCAATCAGTCTAGCTCTGTAATGAGCCCAAATGTCATTCGGCTCTTGGACTGTTACCAATCCAGCTTTGACCAATGCACTCTCGGTCGAACCGTCAGTGCCGATCAGCTCACCCACCGTCATGGTGTGATCTTTCGCAGCGATTAACGCTTCGATGATTTTCCCTGCTTGAGGTGGGAACTTTCCTTTCGGTGTAGCAATCAAAGTGATCACTGCATTGTAGTTAATTGACCCTTTCTGGGCTCCTGCTTTATAGTTCTTATCTATCATATAATTCTCCTTTCTAGTTAATTCTTAAATAACCTTTATTTAAGATAAGTATATTATTGCTTAGATACAAGCGAAAGTAAAGCACTATAAAGAGTCCAGGATTATGCCACTAGGAACGATTCGCACGAGTCTTAATCCGCGGCTATCTCTCCTTCAACAACTTTTGCATCCAAAGTTCTTTTCTTAATAAGGTTTTCGAGTCGATCGAGTATATCGTCCTTGGACATCAGATCGATTTTCGCTGTTAGTATTTCACGTCGATCGATGTAGAGTCCACCTGCCTTCCCTCGATGGACCTCGGCTGTGATGGCTGCGGATATTTGACCTTGGTCCTTCGCCTCCTCTCTAAGGTCGTGTAGAGTAGAGAGGTGTGTCTCCAGGGAAACTGCATCTCTCTCCGAAGCTGCGATTTCCAAGTCGATCAAGTAATTCTTTACAACTGGGTTATGATTTAGTAATACACTTCCTTGTGTCTTCGCACCCTTCCTATCCTTCGTATACCCTGCTTTTATCGCGGCTTCAGTGGCTGTTTGCCCTTTGAAGTACTCCTTACAAAATTTCTTTTGTTTAGAGTTGAGTGGTTGCCAAATCTTACCGTTATCGTCAACGAATCCTTTACCGTCTTCTGTTGGCATTAATGACGTGTACGTCAGCTGTTTCATTCTACCTCCGAGCTTCGCATAAAGTTATTACTATCATATTAGTTTTATTATCAAATAAATAGTTTTCTCATGCCCTCTAGGTAATCTTACCATAGTTTCTAATAGACTAATAGAATTCTATTAGTTTTACAGAACCAAAGAATAGAGTAACCAAGAGACTTGTAGAACGAATCTATTAGTTTATTAGCGATATTAGTAGATTTGAAAAACTTTTTTCAAAAACTTTTTTAATTTTGAGAATAACAATACACATAGATTAATAGAATGTGATAGACATAAAAAACCCCCGACCAACGCACCGCTGACCGAGGGCAAAGATTAGATATTAATAACTAAGGTTTAATAAATCGGCAATATCAACTCTTTCGGTTAAATATCGCATCGCTTTTTCTAAATGATCTCCTTCAGGATTATCGTATACAAAATGCCTAATATTAGCAGTCGTATCTTGATCATGAATTGAAATAATAATATGTATAACTTCATCATCATTAGCTAGAAACTTATCGTAATCTTCTTTCCACCAATCTTTGGTTTCAACGTTTTTATAAGTTTCTTTCATAAACTGTATAAACATTTTAGGTAATTTCCTATTTTCAAAAGTCTTAAACTGTTTCGAAGTTAAAGTTAACATTCCGCTACCTATAGTTTCGTCTTCTTGCCAATCAGTGTAGATATATTCATACTCACTAACTGGTTTTGGTTTAGAAGTTCTATTCCAACTTTCGGTATTAAATACTGGGTATAAATCAAAATAATATCTCGGCTCTACTACTATATTATGGTTAATATAACTATTAGTCGCTCTATACCAATCATCTTTGATTTCTATCTTACTTCCAGCTAACCAAACGTTATGTTTGGTCATCTGTATAAATTCAGGATCACCCGCTGCTTTCAACAGTTTGTTAATCCTAGTAACATTTTCTTTTATTAGTTTTTCTAACATTTCTTTCTCCTTTCTTTGTAGTTAAAATCGCTAAAACCTTTTTAGCGTATAAGTATATTATAACCGCGATTTTACACGCGATTAAAAGCAGTATTCGAGCCTTTGATTCGCCCGACTGTTAACAACCGAACATAAAAAACCCCCACATAAGCGAGGGCAAAGCTTGAGGGAGTCAAGCTTATTAGATAGAGTAGAGTATCTCACATTCCGTTTTCGTCGTAGTAGATCGCTGACTCCGTAACTCCGAAAGTTTCACCTTGCGTAGACTCACTTTCTTCGTTGCTTACTAATACAGGTATTCGTAAACTAAATCCCGTGCCGCCTTCATACTCAAAATGAATAAAGTTATAGATATCGTTTGTTTCTACATGAACAATAACATTACTCGGCTCGGTAACTCGACCTAATTCCATATCGTCTGCATGAACAACCTCTTGTTTGAAACTACCTAAGTCTTTCGAATATATAATTTCAGTCAAGTAATCTTTTGACTCATAAATATCTTCTACTCGTTGCGGACTATCGCCAGTAGAGATTTCTATGTTTTGACAACCTGTTTTTATAAATACGTTATCCATGATTATGCCCACGCTGATTCGTAATAAGCGTCTTCTGACATCAAGCACTCCTCATACTCTAATTCTACCACGGTAGAATCATTCTCAGGGTATCTAGTATGTAACTTAATCCCTGCTTCTGCTGCTGTATAACCGTCATAGTAATCGTTGACATACTTTCCGAAGTAGTTTGCTGTTACTCGTGTTTTCGATGCATCACAAGGTAAACCTGCTTTCGCGTCGTTGATACCTTGGTTATAAGCATCAATCTCTTCTTTAGTTAATATTCTCATATCTTTCTCCTTTCTTAGTTAATCGCTAAAAAGTTATTTTTTAACTATATATAGTATAGCTAGGAATTAGCGGAAATAAAGCAACGTACGAAGCTATCACTAACGCCACTAAGCCGAACAAAAAGAATAATAACATATTGTCTGGGTCTCTCATACATACTCCCTTACAAGTTCTAAATGTTCTTTGGTGATAGAGCTAACCTTTCCGATATATGCTGTCACATCACCAATCCAATATTCTTCTGTATGTCCTCGTCGATAAGCCACACGATCGGTATCTTCTAACTCTGTTCCATAGAAATCGTAGAGTAAATCTTTATCTGTTAAATTACCGTTTTCATAATCTTCGTAATCGCGATCCATATAATCCCACTCGGTATACTCACGCTCACCGTCCTGTATTTCTATTGTATAAATAAGCATAACTACCTCCCGATAGTCTCTAAATCGTTTTCAGTTATATATTGATAAGCTCCTTTGTTATACACTGGAGCAATCTGTTTTTTACGCTGTTCAGCTAACTCGTTGGCTGCGGCTTCACCACAACCTAAACAAGTCATATAGCCAAGGCTTCTTCGTCCTTGGCTAATAGGCTCGTCACATAGAGTACAGTCGGTCATGGTGAACCGCTCTCAAGTTTCTTTACAAACCATCTGAACTCAGCGTCTGTTAGTTCTTCTCGAACTACTTTCAACACAGCGTTGATCTTATCGAAGTCAATCTTCGGATAAGGGTCAGCAGCCATCACTCCTGCAACTAAAACAGCATCTGCTATTTCTGATGGGTAGTTATCATCACTCATGCTTCTTTCCTCGTAAATAATGGTTTAGCGGCAACAAACTCGGTGTTCTCAATACCGTACTTCAATACCGTGTTAACAATCAAGTTCTGTTGGAATGCACACGCCATATGCATCAGTACAGCCTCTTCAGGTCTATACAAATCTATACGTGCAGTTAATTGCTCTGAACTCTCTGGAGTCCAGAATAAATTCGACTCGTGAATCGAAAGTGGTTTAGTTTTATCACTCATAGTAAATCTCCTTAGTTATTTTTTACTTATATATAGTATAAAGCCGAGTATAGCGAATAAAAGCAGCCTTGCACTACCACCAGCACAACATTACCGCACCACGTTCACTCGCACAACGTAATAACAACTCAAGGTCTTTGACTTCTTGATAAGTATATTCATACGGTGATCCGTGATGTGTTTGATAAATAATCGTTTCAGGTGATAGAGTAGCTTTACCATCGTCAATCAGGAGATCTTGT